TCTACGTTGCCATACTTCTGAAGCTGGATAAAGTCGTGGTCAGCAGAGACAATCATAACCTTTTCATAGTTACCAAACTCTTGTGTCCACTTAGTGATTTCTGCAATGGCATCATCTGCCTCGCAGCCCCACTGATGAATAACTTTCCAAGGCATGTTAGCTTTAATTTCTTCAAGAACCATATTAATGTTCTTGAATGCTACATCCCAATCGATTTTGGATTCGTCACGGTTTTGTTTACGCTTACCCTTGTATTCGGGATAAACGTCTTTACGCCAGTTACCCCCGGCATCCGCAACAATAACCATTTCGCCATAGTCCTTGAACTTCTGGCGATACATGCGGATTGAGTTTAGGATCATATGACGAATAAGGTTTTCGTCATCGTATTTGGCTTGTCCCATTACAATAGGTGCAATGGCAACACCGCTGAAGTCAAGTAGAATCATATTTTATCCAATGGTTTTGTTGAGCATTTCTTTGTATTCGCACTTAAGAGCTTTAGCACCCTTGATTGCGATCTTGCGGAGAGCTTCGATTTGTTTTTCGACGTTTTGTGTACATGCACTGTATTCACGAACGATGATCTGACCGTTGTCGCGAACGGTGATAGCAGCGTAACCCAATACTTTTTCGCCCGAGCGGGAGGGAACGTTTTTCATGCGAACGAGTGCGGTGTACATGGTGTATCTCCTTTTGTTACCTTACTAATATAGGGTATGTAGCAAGGAATGTAAACCCCCCAATCGAACTTTTTTCAAATTATTTTAAACTTTTTACATGGTTCCTGTGGATACGACAATTGATAATGCCGTTATAGTAGTTGTCGTCTAGCAGTACATTTCTATCGAACTGCTCTTTGGCTTCGAGATAACCAAGCTCACCTTTCGATTTGCCGAAATATAATATCTCACGATGAAAGTTCTGCTCTCCGTGTTCGACGAGCAGTTGCTTGACGAGGTCGCTGGATCCGTAGTACTTTCGCCAGTCGGATTCAACAACACTTCTTCGTTTTCGGGTTTTGCCTTTGAGTGGGGGTAATGTCTTTTTGGACCAGAATGTCTTCTTACCCACATACATCTTGTTATTGGATTTATCTGTAATAACATAGACAAATCCCACCCACTGTTTTAGTTCTTCTTCGGTTGGCTCAAAAGCCTCATTCTTATAATACCACATAACGCCTCATAAAGTTGCTTTACGCCTTATTTATGTGACGTTATAGAAATGGTTTTAAAGCGCTATAAACGGTTTGAAGATCCTCATTTGAATTATTGAGTGATGCAATAATCCTAAATTTATTACTATAATTTACATAAGAATGTGGTCGCCCGGTGTTTAATAGAATAGGTTTATCCATTAAAACCTTTTCCATAACATTTTCATCAACGTCTACCCACTTTTTATCGCCTGGTTTATCCTCAAGGGATCTATCACCAAATCTTATATTTTTTGTTACTTCTGGTAATGGTTCACCTAAAACAGAATAGTCATCATCTTTCATTACAAGCGTATAACCTTTTTCAAGATCTACTTGGATAGGAAAATTAAGACCAATTTTTCTACTTCTATCAATGTGAACATCAAACATTTTTTTAGCAGGTGGCGATATGTAAACGTTTACCCCAAATTTAATACCTTCAATGTTAATACTATATGCAGCCATTTTATCTAACTGCATCATTAAAATTAACTCTTCATCCTTTTCCGGAACATCAATATCTAAATATCCATCCCCCATATAATCCATTGAGATGTCGAATATTTTTTGGGTATAATGTTCCGGAAAATTATTATATTTTACATATGTAAAATTTGGGTCAATCATCGCTATCTTCTTCAGCATCCATTAAGCTGGAATATGATTCGTAACCACACATTGGGCAATGATATGGTTCTTCTTTACTATTAATCACTGTGACGCGGGTTTCCACGCCACAGTGATCGCACTCGATTAAGTACTCTGCTAGTCTCACTTATGCCTCACAAGATACGCAAGTCATAATATCACGTACGAGTTCTTGTGCGGGGTTCGATGAACGTTGGTAATAGAATGTTTTCACGCCGAGTCTCCATCCTTCGATAATTAATGCGTTAATATCTTTCACCGGAGCTTCGTGTGGAATCATCAAGTTTAAGCTCTGGCTTTGATCTATATATGCCTGTCGAGCTGCTGCTTGTTGTACAACGTTAAGTGGAGAGATTTCGGAGAATGTCTTAAAGACGTTCTTTTCATTCTCGGTTAGGAAGTCGAGATGCTGGACTGAACCTTTGCGCATCAAAATGTCGTCCCATGTAGCATCATCATTCTTACCGTGCTTTTCCAATACTTCTACAAGCCAGGGGTTTCTGTAGGTAAAGACGCCTTTGGCAAGGTCTTTGACGAAATAGTTGGAGGCAAGAGGCTCGATGGAGGGTGAAACTTGTCCGAGGATAAATGATGATGAAGTAGTAGGAGCAATAGCAGTACGAGTAAGATTGCGCTCACCGTAACCTTTAAGACCTTCCGGTTCACCATAGATTTCCGCCATTTCTTTCGATGCTGCGAGTGAACGCTCGTCGATAAATTGACTAATCTCTTCACCCAGTTCAAGAGCATCGAACGACTCAAACGGAATCATTTTCGAGTGAAGAAGCGAATGCCAACCAAGCTGGCCGATACCAAGTGCACGCCAATGCTTAGCAAAGTTATGTGCAGTTTCCATAAAGCGTACGCCTTTGGTCTTACGGATATATTCTTCCATAACCGCATCAAGGAAGTACGTCATCGTTTCTACTGCATCTGTATTTTTCCATTCGTCCCAGGTAACCAGGTTCATGGAAGACAAGTTACAAACGAACGTCCAGTCTTTGCTAGATGGCAATGCAATCTCAGAACACAGATTCGATGCATAGATCGGATAGTTGTGGTCTTTCAGTACTTTGGGCTTGTTGTTGTTTACAGTGTCAGTAAAGAACAGATATGGATAACCAGTTTCCTTACGCTTACGCAGAACCTTTGCCCATACCTCACGCTTTGCTTTATCGCCAGTAATCATGGCTTCCATCCATTCATCAGTGATAGTCACACCGATTGAAATGTTTTGGATGGTAGCACCAGGCTCACGAATCTCTAGGAACTCATCAATATCAGGATGATCAATGTTGAGATAAGCAGCAAAAGCGCCTCGTCGTACCGATCCCTGACTAATAACATCAGTCCCAGTATCGTAGAGCCGCATATAATGAACAGGACCATCAGCTTTACCTCCTCCCTTGATCGCGCTCCCGCGCGGGCGAAGCTCACCGAAGTAACCAGATGTACCCGCACCGAGTTTTGTCTGTACACCAACCTCTGCCATTTTTTGCAGGATCTCTTCGATAGAATCTTCTACCTTTACACCGTTACAAGAGATAGGCAGACCACGGGTTGTACCGAAATTGGACCAGACAGGTGAAGACAGGCTGTAGTAGCCTGCCAACATATACTTATTGAACTTCTTGGCAAAGCCAGGTTTGTTCAAGATCTTCTCTGCCGCTTGTGCAATCTCCCAGATGCGTTCCTCTGCAGATACGCCTTCCTCAAGATAGCCGCGCGACAGGAATGTACGTGAATCTTCGTTTAGCCAATCAAATGCCATTATATACTCCTATTAAAATAAATCGTCTGCTGATACGCCCTGGCCACGAGCATAATCAACTGGTCTGCCATGGAAAAAGTCTACCATGTTTGAACCATAAAGACCTTCATCAAACCACTTTGTTAGTTTAATCATATCTTTATCGTAAGTGATGTTGTGATCGAAGCCAATCTGTTCCAGACTATCTACCATACGTTTTTTGATGAATTCGATCAGGATGTCGCTGGATAGACCCAGCTCTTCGTAGTCACCCATGATCCAACGAATAACATCAGACTCATAGCCAATAGCTGCTTCGATCTCTTCTGCAATACGTGCTTCCAGCTCTGCGTCAAACAGTTCAGGATATTCTTCACGCATTGTGTTAATTAGTTTAATACCGCATTGTGCGTGTAACATTTCTTCATTACGTGTATATTTAACCTGCTGTGCAGTGTCTTTCAGAATAGCTTTGTTCTTGTTCATGTGCAAAATAATATAGAATTGTGAAAACAGTGA